CCCCCCTGCGTAAGATCCCTTCGTGAATCACGCGCGTCTCCCTGTCGGGAAATCACGACTCGTAAATCTAACCGTCGACTTAGATGACTCGACGTCTACGAGACGATAGGTGTATTGCATCACCTATCGACGTGCACCATTGAAAGTAACTCAGCACATACGGGCTGATCCCCAGACGTTAAACGTTTTTGCCTTGGTGTGATACCAACGCATCGATGCGGTTGACTAGAATACTGTCAGCTGCAAAGAATGCGTGAGTATGCACCTGACGCCAGACGATACATTTGTCTGAGCGCCGTCCAGTAAGCGTTTTTGAACCTTCCCATACGTGCGTATAAGCGCGTAAGAGACGTTCCCAGGAGTCGATCATCATTACATCAGGTTTCACTGCGAAGCAGCGTTGCCGATATATGATAGATTGAGACTTCTGGTCGGTGGTGCCCCGGACAGTTGAGAACTGTCGAGCCACAGCAGCAGGATCGTCGATCCAGCCACATACCGCGGAACCCTGTGTGACGCGCGGAAACTCGCCCCACTGGGATTCAACGGACTCCCGAATAAACTTAGCAACTGTATGGTAGCCTTTACTTCTAAAGCCCCATTCAACTGCTTGTGCCGAGAGAAGTGCTTTCGCACGCTCACTCGGCGCTCCTGGATCCAAGAACCGGCTCTTAAGCCGGACGGGGGTTACGTTCTCTCCTCGGAACGCATCCATGCCACAAGACTCGCGAAAATGCCCACTTACGAAGGATTTCCCTTGGTTGAATTTCAAACCAAAAATTGGGAATTCCTTAAATAAAATGTGGGCATAACGTGCGGGGACGATGATATCGTCTCCATACACGTACACTTCCTTCGCTATCGCCTTGATCGGCAGCAATGTTGCTCTACTTATGAGAGCAACAGCCAGTGCAAAGTGCACAAGTGACATTGTCGGGAAGCAGAGACTGCTTCCCATGGGAGCGAACTTGTTAAGTTCGATCACACGACCGTCGGGCAATTGAGCTCGACGGTTCGACAGTGCTACGAGGCGGGTGGCCAGATCTATCCCATCGCGTTCTGCTCCGACTCCGTCGAAAACAGCCGCGACTAGCGGACGGGATATTCTGTCCGATGCTTCCGACATATCCAACGTGGCATAATAGCCATCGACGGATGCCTGAAGCGCCAGGGCTTGGTTAACAGACTGGTCATCAAAATTTACGTGACCAGCTGTCAGAGGGTGATGCTGCATAGTTTCCCTCATTAACGAGCCCATCCCCTGCTGGAACCACATGTATTCATGAGGTTCCATGCAAATAATTCTCGGCTTCTCATATTCCTTATTGACAAGCCGAACCTTACTCACGCCATCCCTGCAATTGGGCAAGGCGTGCTCCGCGGTTGTTCCAACAGCACCTACATGTTCGGTATGGCAGTAGAAATAATCGGCGTATTTATAGATTTCGTCGATATTGCTGTACCGGACATGTGGTTCGTATCGCAATGCTGGATGGGTTCCACAAGCTGTGGATCCAGGACCAGGTCGGGGTAATATGCCTTCAAAATCAACGAAAGCAAATATGCCGCGACAAATACTATTGGCGATATCGAGAGTAATCTTCTGGTCCGTACTAAGGACCTCACACTGGCGCAAATCGCGGTCAGTGGCCTCAAAAGCTCGCAAAGCTTCATCGGCGATGCTGTCAGAAAACTCATCTTCAAGCTTGTATATAACATAACAAGCTTGTCGAATGAGGCGTACCGCTTCCACAGACGGTGTACCATTGATGGTGCCTGTCGCATCGAAAACCTCCTTGAACAATGACCCCAAGAAAGCGGGGGTTGTTCGACCTGTTGCCCGTTTAAAAGCGGGCATTGGTTCGAAGGTACCTTGAGCTAGGGATTTTTCAAAATGTTTCCCTAACGCTGGTAATGTTTTCGAGACGAAAGCATGTCCCTCGGCTTTATACCGTGCACGCACAGTATTTTGATCGCGAAGGGCATCCCTAGTCACGTACAATGGCGAAATTGCACAAAAGTCGTCGAAGACTCGTAGTACAATTCCAAGATAGACGGAGTTCCGAGCCATTTCAAGTCTCCTATAAAGGTTTCTTGCACGGCATCAGCTCCTACGATACTCTCGCATCAAAATGCGAGGCCGTTAATTAAGAGCCACCAGCGTGCCAAACGCCACAGCTGGCATCGTTAGCGAGAAAACTCGCTACGAGCTCTTCATTTTCACGGATTTCCGCCTCAGTACTACTCTTGTCATGAGTGGTAACCACGTGGGTTGTCGACTTCCGGAGCGCAAGACCAGTGGTAGGGTCGCAAATGGTACGCGTAATCGCGACCATGTGACGATACGGCTTGGTCTTTTTGGGATCCATTTCATGCCGGATCTCCAGGACACGATTCTCGGCGGCAGTAACGGTTGGAACCGTTTGCTGACGAACGGAATTGCGGCGTTCCTGACTCACTTTTGTAAAAGTGTGGGAAATCGTATTTTCAACCAAAACGAGATCGTTGTCGAGCATAATGCACCTCTCTATTGTCACGGGCTAACGTGCCCGGATGATGACGGACGTCTCTGACGTCGGCAGGTGCTGCGATATGCAGCGAAATGACCAGAGATGGTAGGCAGTTCAACGCCTAGGCAATCTCTTTCTTCGTACCGTCCTATGTGGCTTCACAGCCACGGCGTGTTCCGAAGAAGGTCGGTAGAGTGCGACAATGGTCCCAATCAAAGACGCCATGTAAATACCTGGTATCTTCCACTGAGGCAAAGGCACTGTCCGGGGCAGCCATACGCCCGGTGTTCGCACATACGAGTAGCGTCTTATGGACCATAGTATACCAACTGTGTTAGCTGGTTTATACGTGGAACCAAAAGAATTCGCGGTAATCCCAGTGGAGTATATTACCTCGACTGGTCTACCATTTGAAGTATAAAATTTCTTCAAATGACTCGTTACGATGGTCTCGCACCTCATCGCTTCGGACGTATTGTATACGTCAGTAACGATACCACCGGTGTGCTTAGCTATGCTCTGGATCCACTTGTCTACGCCAAAAAACGCGTCGACAACAAACGAGAATGGAATTGCATTCCACACTCGGGATCCAGTAGCCGTTAGCCCAAACAACTCCCACATGCTCGACATACGGCTATACAATCCGGCGCTAATAGCATACCGGACTCTAGCCTGAGCAGTGTAGGTGACACGCTTCGTTGTAACCTTGATCGTACTACCACTCGTAACTGAGGTATTAGTTTCACTAATAATCTCGGAGTAGTGATGAGTCGATCCCTTGATACCCTGTAACACAAAGGCATCAAGACGGCGCTGCGCATAATCGGCAGCATTACACAACGCAGCTAGATCCCTGATGAGGGGAGCTATCGCGAAACCATAGGTGAGATGAATCTCACCAAGGGTCCGATGCGCGTCCTGCCGTGTTAGTCCACGGGCCCATTGGCCTATGGATCCATTGCGAGCGTTACTCACGATCGCAATGACCCGACGGAAATCCTTAAGCTCGAGTAACGAGTTAAGGCCATCGAATCCCGAGTCGAAACTCGGTAACATGGCATCCATTGCCCTGCCTCTAAGTGCAACAAGATCAAGAGGGGCAACAGGTAGGGCTAGCGAAAGAGGATTGTCGCACGGATACCGCCGTTCACCAACGATGTCGTAATACTTCATCGTTGATGGTGGATAATAGGAAGGATAGATACTGGGGTAAGACCCCTCTGTCCTTGCTATATACGCACAGGGCGGATTCGAATACTCTACTTTCGTGTGGGTACAGGGGTTCCAAGACCTGTCTCCACTCTTCGAAAGTACGTCGGTTATTGTCTCGAGACCTGCGTTGACATTAGTCAACGTGCCCAGGTTCGAGAACTTGAGCATCAAGTAATCCACGAAGGGTGGCTTATAGCCGTAAATATTCCTTAGCGGACCTCTTGGATGATCATCGTAACCGTACGCACCTTGGGTACCGGTATAACCGGTGCCGGCGGGCGTAGTATTGCGCGATCGTGTCCTCATGCTACTTCTCCTTTCATCTGCTGATTTTCGACGACCAGCAGCCGCCAGAGTACCCTTTAGGGCCCCCACCACGGGGG